CCAGACGCAGATATTCTTGAGCTCGGTGTAGATGCCCTGGCCAGCTGCGATCACTTCACCCGTATGGCGCCAATCCATGCAGATGTATTGGATCGCGCCGGGCCGGCTGACCCGGGCGAGTTCGGTGAAGGCTTGTCTCAGGAAGGCTTCAAACTCGCCGGCGCTCATCTCGCCGCTCGCCATGGCGAACTCTCGATGCTTGTTTTTGCCGAGGCCGCTGACATGGCCATCGATCTTCACATTATAGGGCGGGTCGGTGAAAACCATGTCGGCCCCTGCCCCGTCCATCAGCCGGTCATAGGTTGCCGCGTCCAGGGCATCGCCGCAAATCAGCCGGTGTGGCCCGATTTGCCAGATGTCGCCCGGCTGCGTGATCGCCGGTCCGGTTGCCGGCTCCAGCGCATCCGTCTCGTCCGGCGCATCATCCGAACCGAGTGCACCGACGATGCGGTCGATATCGCCCATGTCGAAGCCGGTAAGTTCGAGATCGAAGTTGAGGTCGCCGAGCGCCTGGAGTTCGATCGCCAGGATGCCTTCATCCCAACCCGCGCGGAGCGCCAGCTGGTTATCGGCAATAATATAAGCCCGGCGCTGCGTCTCGCTCATATGCTCGATGCGCAGGATCGGGACTTTCTTCAGCTTCAGTTGCTTGGCTGCGGCGACCCGGCCGTGGCCGGCGATGATACTGAGGTCTTTGTCAACGAGAACCGGGTTGGTGAACCCGAACTCTTCGATCGAAGCAGCAATCTGGCTGATTTGCTTCTTGCTATGGGTCCGCGGATTGTTGGCCGCGGGGATGAGCGACGCAATGGGCGCGCACTCGACGTTTTTTGGTATCTGCATGACTATTGCTCACGTTCAGAAACGACGTTGAAAGGCTCAATTCTTTCTCCGTTTCTGAACGCACGACCCCGGAGTGATCTCACGGAGAACAGCGTATTCCGTCAGGGCACGTGGCCCGTCTGGTCGCTCAAGGCAGGTTTACCGCCGAGCTGCTGTGAATATGGGAAGTTGAAGACTGCAGGTCAAGGAAAAACGACTCTACAGACTCCATTGAAGGTGCACTGGCGAATTTCCCCCGACCAAGACTCGCGATACAGAACGTAGTGCCCGCTTTGGGCGCAGGAGCGGACATTAGAACTCGACAAGCAACGATAGAAATGGCCTTGCTTGGTTTTATGCAAGTCTCCATCTGGTGGCCGACATGGTAAAGCGACCAAATTCGATCAGCGACCAAGCCGAACAGCTTCGACCTCCGATAGTACGGTCACGCGGTGAAACGCCAACGGAACGCCAACTCGTAAAACTCAGTGAGGGATCATTCCTTGATCTTTGGTCGTACCCAAATTTGTACCGGGATCAAAAGCTAGCTGGCGGCACTGACGGCAAAGAGCTGTGCGATCTACTCGTCGTCTGCGATCCGCACGTAATCATTTTCAGCGAGAAGAACATAAATTGGTCTGATAAACCCGTTCAGGTAGCGTGGAGCCGCTGGTTCAAGAAGGCTGTGGAGAAGTCTGCCGATCAGATCAATGGCGCTGAGCGATGGATTTCGGAATTCCCTGACAGGGTGTTTTTGGACAGAGCGTGTACGCAACCTCTTCCGCTCGATCTTCCACCAATGGAACGCCGCGTCGTTCACAAAATAGCAGTCGCTAGAGGCGCTGGTGCTGCCTGCCGGTCTTACTTCTCCGGCGGCACCGGCAGCTTTGGCATCCAGCCTGATATTAAAGGGCACGCTCATTGGAATACCAGTGTCGGTGACATACAGCCCTTTATGATTGGTGATATCGACCCTGAGGGCGGCTTTGTGCATGTATTCGACGACGGTTCTTTGGAAGTCGTGATGCGAGAATTGGATACGATCACCGACTTCACGGGGTACCTCTCTCGAAAAGCAGATTTCATACGATCCGGAAGGTTGGCTTTAGGGCACGGTGAAGAAGACTTGCTGGCGTACTATGCCGTAAGGATCAATGAAAACGGTGATCATGACTTCGTTCCACCAAATGGCGGGACTTGGGCCGATGGCGAGGTGATAGCGATCGACGGATCGCACTACTCTGAGCTTGTTCGAAATCCACAGTACATCGCGAAAAAAGCAGCCGATCAGGTATCTTACCTATGGGACACCCTCATCGAGAATTTCACCCAGCATATGCTTGGCGGTACCTCGATCGTAATCGATGGGTCCGAATACAATCTGAAAAATGGTGAGCTCGCGGCCAGACACATGGCGCTGGAGTGCCGTTTCCAACGACGAAGTCATGGAGAAGCCATCAAAGGTGCAATGCGTGAAGGGATGAATCGCGATCAGTTCTTCAGAGCCATGCTACCTCTTAAGCACTCAAAGGAAAACGAGACCGCATTTTTCTTCCTCTCAATGAAATACCTTGACTGGATGGAAGAACGCGGCGGTTACGAGCACTACCGAAAAAAACGTGTCCAGCTGATGACGGCATACGCACAGGGACTGCTCGTGAAGTACAGTTATCTGAATCGCGTTGTGGGGATCGGAACAGAACCACCAAAACAGGGGCGCGGCAGTTCAGAGGATCTTATGTATGCGGAGCAAGCAGACTGGACTGAAGTTGATAAGCGAGCAATTGCGGCACACTGCGAAGAGCTTGGTATCATGAAGCCCGGGAGCGTTGAACGTCCATATGAAGGGCAGGAATTCCCTGAAGTCGAGTTTGGTCAACCGGTGTTCGTTCCAGGAAAGAACCGAAAAGAACGCCGAAAGAATCTTGCAAAGCTGAAGCGAGAAATGCGTAAGGGCTCAAAAGAATCAGGGCCGCGCTAACGACCGCTTCCGGAATCTTTCTGACTCAAACCACTTCAAACACTAAATCCGCTTGCAGATCGAATTTTCTGGACTGCACGGAGATTCCGAGCATTGGTGTACTTACCGGGAGGAATTACTTTCGGACGCCCCCGGCACTTCGGGCCTTCAGGTCGTGGAAGCACTGATCGCTTCCTCAGACCCGAAAGGAAGTCCAATGACAAACCGCAAATCCACTTGCGTTACATCGAAATCCAAAACCAAGACCTCGAAAACGGATCAACTCAGAAGTCTGCTCGCCAAACCAGCCGGCATGACCGTTGAAACCCTCTCCAGAAAACTTGGTTGGCAAACACATACGACACGCGCCTCACTTACCCGCTTGAAACAGGCCGGGGTCGAATTGGAAAAACTGACCCCTGCAAGCGGATCACACCAATCGCGCTACCGGATCGCCAGGGCGAAGAAATGACTCTTTCAACCGGTTTTAAGGACTTGTCACGAGCGGACCTTATGGAACGCTATGAACGCTCGCTGAACGCACCACCTCCCAAAGGCATGAGCACACTCCTGCTCTGTCGGATCGTCGCCTTTGAAACCCAGGCCGCTGAATATGGTGGCCTGGGCCTGCGCCTCCGGAATCAGCTTCGCTCGATCGCCGATGCGGGCGGAGCAGTCAGTCCCACCGTCTATCTGAAATCCGACGCCCGTCTGATCCGCGAATGGAACGGTGTCACGCACGTCGTTGACCGTATCGGGGATGGTTTTTCCTATCGTGGCAAGACCTACCGATCGCTCTCTGCCATCGCGAAGGAGATTACCGGCGCCAAATGGTCCGGTCCTCGCTTCTTTGGACTGAAGCGGTCAATATGACGAAACCTGATCGCCGGACAATTCGATGTGCGATCTATACCCGCAAGTCGAGCGATGAGGGTCTGGACCAGACCTTCAACTCGCTGGACGCCCAACGAGAGGCGTGTGAGAATTATATCTCCAGTCAGCGGCACGAGGGATGGAAACTGATCCCCGCCCATTATGACGACGGCGGATTGTCGGGTGGAACTTTGGAGCGTCCTGCAATTCAGCAACTCCTCGAAGACATCGCGAGCGGCAAGGTCGACCTGGTTGTTGTTTACAAGATAGACCGACTCACCCGGTCACTTGCCGACTTTGCCAGACTGGTCGATCGTTTCGATGCCGCGGACTGTTCTTTCGTCTCCGTCACTCAATCATTTAATACTTCGACCAGCATGGGGCGACTGACGCTGAATATGCTGCTCTCCTTCGCCCAATTTGAACGCGAAGTCACAGCCGAGCGGATCCGGGACAAGATCGCCGCTTCCAAGAAGAAAGGATACTGGATGGGCGGGCTGCTACCGCTCGGATATGACAAACATCCTGATCCGAAAATGCGGACATTGGTGGTCAATGAAGCTGAAGCTGCAACGGTGAAGGAGATATTCCAGCTCTACGAGAAACACGGCTGCCTCCGCCAGGTTGAACAAGATGTGGTTCGCTGCGGGTATCGATCCAAACAACGTCTGTTTTCTGATGGTCGGACCACCGGATCGCAACCATTGCGCCGAGGACAGATCAATTTCATCCTCCGCAATCCAGTCTATCGCGGGCGCATCCGTCACAAGACTGAAACTTATGAAGGCCTGCATGAGGCAATCATTGATCAGGAAACCTGGGACACCGTTCAGGCCAAGCTCGACCTGAAGTCCCCAAAGAAATCCCGCAGTCCTTCAAAGTCAGGCGCCTTGCTGACCGGTCGCATCTTTGATGAGTCCGGAGATTTCCTGACGCCAACACATTCTCAGAAAGGCAATCGCCGATACCGCTACTATGTTTCCAGCCGTTTATTGGCGGGCTCGCAATCTGATCCATCCGGATGGAGGCTCCCGGCGAGACAACTTGAAGAAGCGGTAGGACAATCCGTCCTCCAGCACATCGAAGGCAATACATCGAGATTGCTGGCGAGGCCGAGCGCCTCTCCGGTGGAGAATCTGAGAACCAGACTTGCAGAGTTGTCGTGGAATGCAGCGATCGATTTCGTCGAGCGTGTCCAGGTAAGCCCCGGTGAGTTGAATATCCGGCTGTCTGCGGGAGCAATATGCGATTGTTTCAATATTCATGAAGCCGGACTCGAGCGTACACAACTTCAGCTCACAGCCCCCCTCAGGATCCGGCGGCGCTGCGGGGAAACCAGGCTTGTATTCGGGGCGTCTTCATCGGCCCCTGATCTCAAGCTGATCCGCATGGTCGCGCTCGCGCATTCCTGGCTGGACGATGTGAAATCCGGCACCCGTATTAAAGACATTGCCAAACGCTACGGCTGGCCAAGCCTAATGGTCCGCGAGCGTATCCGTCTGGCATTCCTGTCTCCAGGAATCGTGCAGGCCATCCTTGAGGGTCGGCAACCAGATGAATTGACGCTTACCCAACTTGTGAAGTCCGATATTCCCTTGGACTGGGACCAACAATGGACGAAGTTTGGTTTCGACGATACTGCCTGACCGACGCAGAATTTCCCTGTTCTCGGATTCAATTTCCCTGTTCTGTCATTTGCCATTCCCTGTTCCCGAACCGGAAATCACGCTGAACTCAATTGATTTTTCTGGATTTTTCTGGGCTGGACGTCCGCCAATGACCTTCGAACCGGCATATTTCCCTGTTAATCAGTGAAATGGAATTTCGGCCCTAAGGGTACTGTTGCTTTTCGCGAACAGAGACTTTCACCGATCCAGGGGCGCTATAGCCAAGAAATTCGGAAACGGAGACGAAGCTGATCCGCGAATGCCCGCGGTGTGTGGGGCTTTCGGCGCAGGTGGGTGTAGTTGTCTCTGTTTTGAGGTCTGGCTGGCGGGCCGTGCGGGATGAAGGTGGGCACTATTGCTACGCGATAGCACTATGATGACATTAACATTTTCGGTTGTTGGCTGGAATGGAAGCCATTTGATACGGAGGTCGCAGGGTGTCCACACATGATCCAGGAGGAGCCGCGCAGAGGCGGGAAAAATTCTTCGGAAGGACGGTTTCAAGGTCCGGCAGGTGTCGTCCAAGTCACCCGGCGTTAGCCGGGAACAAGGGGCGAGGCACTTCATTTGGAAATGGAAAGAACTTCTACTGGCCGGCTGCGGCTTCATCGCGTATCACCATTACTGATGAATTGACCTGATGCAGGACGCTTGACGGGGGTGCCCAATGGAATCGAGGCTGGCCACAAGCTTTGAGGACTTAAAAAGGTGTATTGCAGGGGAAAGGTGACACCCGACGTCTGGTCACCTCTCGGCGCCAAAAGCGTCTCGACGATGAAAAGTGCTGGTGCGCCGATCGGTTTTTAGTCAAGAAAGCGGGACGTGCTTGCGTACTCCTCGCTCGGGCCGGAGCAGTTTGAGGTTGCCTGGAAAGCTGGCATCGATTTTTGGACGACAGTTCCGAAAGAATCCGCGTGGGTGTTCGTTGTAAAGACCGGATTAAAGTCAGATGAACTCGACCTTGTGTGCGGCAAGATTGACTATCCGAAGACGATCCGGGTCGACCAAGGCTCTGAGTTCATCTCCCGTGAACTTCGACCTATAGGCACATCCAAACAATGTGACGCTGGACGCCTCACGGCCCGGAAAACCGACAGACAGTAAGCGCCTCGCCGATCGCCTACGGATTTAGGCATGACATTTTCCGGAATCGTCAGGGCATGAGTTCCTCGATCTGGCTCTGCGGATGGCCGTTGATGATGGCGTCGAAGGTATCTGCGCGGTAGGCAATGGGATTAACGTCGTTGAGCTTGCAGGTGGCCACGACGGATGAGAGCAGCGCTCAGTTTTCGGCCGCGATCTCGTGTCCAGAAAACAGGGCATTTTTTCTGATTAGGCATATCGGCCGGATGGCGTTTTCGACCGGGTTGGTATCGAACTCGAGCCGGCCATCGCCAGGAAGCGGGTGAGCCCTTCCCAATGGGCAAGACCTTAGAGAATGTCTTCGGCCAGCTTAGAGCCGGAGGAGACCCTTGACAATTGCTTTTCAAACTAGGGCTTCAAGGCGGCTATGATCGGGGAGGAGTGCCGTTGTCGCGCGGCGATCCGAGTTTGTGGCGTCATTCCTCGCACCGTCGCCTCAATGGCGTATAGCTTAGTGAACTGGCGCACGGCGGCCTCGGCGATCGGGGACTTGGTGTTGCGCGCCAGCTTCACGAACCTTCGGCGCAGATGGACCCAGCATTGGACGAGCTTCCACGGTCCTTGCGGTCATTCCAGGCGCGTCAGCCGTTCGCTGACGTCCTGGCCAATCCTGGCCATCTCGCCGCAGCCGCACGGGCACAACGCGCGCTCGGGCTAGATGACCTGCTGCACCCGCGGCCTCACGCCGACAGGCGCGCGCCGAGCGCCTGAGCTTTGGGATGGCTCCGGGCTCGGCGCGCTCGCCAACCAACACGCTTTGAGCTATTCAACCAACGGACTCTCCCAATAATCTCGGAACCCATTGGGGGCGCCTCAGGACGTCCATTTTGCCGTCTGCTCCCAATTGGACCGTCCGACTCTAACGATCGGCGGACTCTTGCCACATTCACCTCATGCGCCGCACGAGGGGAGCAGTGTGGCGCTTACGACAGACAATGACTTTTCATCGAGTCATTCAATGGCCGGCTCAGGGCAAAATGCCTGAACCAGCACTGATGGATCGCCTCGTTAGAGCCAGCCCGTAGAGGTAAGGAAGCGCCAAATACTCCAGCCCCGAATGAGGGCAATTTTGGGAGCGGTTCAGAAAGGGCTAGACTCTCGAAATGAATGAGGGACGCTTGGGGCTCAGGTCGAGTCCTTCAATGGATCGCTCCGGGACGAG